TATCAATAGCACCAGAATTTAGGTCTACTGATGTGATAGTTGTAGTGCCTGTTGCTGATAAGTTAGCAAAGGTAGCAAGGCCAGTGAATGCAGATGTACCCGTAGTCGTAAGTGTACCACCGATTGCTACGTTACCTGCTGCAGATAATCCTCCGCTTAGATATGCGTCTTGAAAACGTATGGAAGGAGTACCTAGGTCTACTGAATTCGTAGTAATGGGAGTAATCTGATTTGAAGATATAACTGTAACCATCTCACGCCAAACGGCTGAGTTAGAAGTATTCCCAACACAGATATACATACGCCCGTTAGAGACGTTTTCCCACATAGATCCCGGTGCATAACCTTCGCCCGCATCATTAGATGTAGATGGAGCTGAGGTAGCATCAAACTTATTCTTACCGCCTACGCCACCATGAGCAGCTGGTAAGTATCCAGTTATAGATGTGGTTAAATTAATCTTAGGAGCACTACCTGTAGAGCCATCGTGTGCGTGGCCCGTATTAGCATTAAAGGCAGCTAGGAGTTGGTTAAATTCTGAGTTAATCGGAGGGGCTGTAATATCCGCTCCGTTAATAATTGTCGCTAGTGATTGGCGTGTGTACCCTGCCATTTTTTATCGTCTCCCTGCTGTAGAGTATTCAAATACGATGCCTTGGATCGAGTAAGAGTCGAACTGTCCAAAAGTAACGTAGGTGGCCCGTACCGAAAACCCTGAGCCCTGTATGTCTGATGTCATGATAGGTTTAGAAGAACCCCCATAAATCACGTTATCTGCGTTATAAGTTATGTTTCTTCCGGAATAGACAGTTGGCCCACCCTCGGAATTTTGTGAGAAGGTAGAGGGGCGAGAGGTGTTATAATCACCCCAATCATATGCAATAGCTAGGTTCATTTCTAACGGCCCCTCAGCCCTAATAAATGTATTAACCTTACGCATTGCTTTTCGAATATCAGTGTCTCCAAAGTCTAAATATGGCGTGGCATAGATAGCTAAGATATCAGTGCTGTTAAATGAAGTTCCCTGCTCTTGGCGATATACACGCCCGTCATAGTCTCCGTGTAAAACCAGCTCTTCTGCATCCACATATTCAGAGGTACAACAAGAAGCGCGGATCCCCAGTAGTTCTCCAAACTCCCATGATATAGCCCCAGTAGAGTTAGATAATCCTCCAATGATGCCTATACTATCTGTAACACCTACGCTGTCTGTACCCACGAAATATCTAACTTGAGATTTAGATCTGATAACTACTCCATTAAGAGTATCCATGCTGTTGTTTTTAATGAAATCAACGAGTGTAGCTTGGATAGGCTTACTAACAGTTTCGAGCTCTACGTCACCTATTCTGGAAGTTCCAGCCACCGGACGAAATCCATCTGGAGCTAGGAACATGAGGTCTCCGCCAATCTCAAGAACCGAGTCTCGAGCAACGCAGCCGACATTAGCTGTAACCTGATCTATCAAAAATCCAGATGTAACATCCGCAATAATCTTCTTGATGCCGTTCTCACCGAATACAAATAAGTTATCTCGGAAAGGTTTTATCTGAACTACATCCACACCTGTAAATATCTGACCACCTGTACCGGCAGTCCAAGTATATCCATCTAGAGCTGCGGAGTGTGAGATGATTGCAGACTTCGCAAGATCTCCCGCTAGGAATAAATGGTTCTCGAAAACATCTACTAGAGCCGGTGCATCTACTGCCAAAACCCCCCCTGCCGTATTATTCGTGGCGTGATACCCCCCAGAGTGAGAGCTTTTTATCTCTTTCCACTTGCTTCCGTTAAATATGATTGCTGGGTTAACGCCATCTACAAAACAGATCTTGTTACCATCTCCGAAGTTAAACTGTGCATGTCGAAGTTTAGCTACGGTTCTGCCATTCAAAGTCATAGGCCGTGTAACAGAATGATCTAAAGTATATTTTCTCCAGCCAATGCCCGCTGTGTAGTAATAGAAGCTGTAATTAGATCCACCTGCGTCTCGTCTTGCAGCGATGATTGTTGTGGCGTTGGTTACATCGTCTTTAAATATGGCTAGGCCTAAAACCTTACCTTGTCCCGTACTCTGCCCTGCTACCGTAACTTCTGGGTAATCTGCGTGATAAGGAGCAAACCCCTCAATACGACGATACCCTCCAAATAAAGAGGGTTCATAATTCACTAATCGGGTAGCTGCCCCCGGACTGTTCTCTGATAAGTCGAGGTGATTTTCATTTGAATTTAAACCCCCTGCACTTACGAGCTTATAGCTCTCTATTCTATCTGCCATCTAGTACCTCACTCGGGTATCTCGTATGTACTCATAGTTGTTGATATAGAGTGTTTGCAGATCCTTAATCCCTCGCTCAAACGCAACAAAAGCAGCCTGAGCTGCCTCTAAGTTATCCTTGAACATATACAAGTGATATAGAGCCCCATCGACAATAACAGTGTCAAAGGACGTTGGGATTCTGGTTACATCATTAAATGCAGTTATATCGGAATAGTTAAGGAAATACCTAAACCGTACTGAATAAGCTTTGTCGGGAGATGGAGTAACTCCGAACCCGTTTCCATGACCCGCAAATACATGAGAAGGCTTACCTCTACCGGCGCTTCCAGCACTATAATCTTCATCTCTGTGACTTTCGTACCAGCTGTCTCTCTCAATGTATTTAAGAGTGTCAAAATCTGTATTTAAGGATTCATCTTTCTGAATTTGGAATGAGTTCCAATCAGATATTTTATAATAGTCAGGCCATGTATATTCATTCTGACCCGCTGTTAGTATTTGAGTATGTTCTGCAGCGTTAAATGGCCACTCATACTCTGCCTGATTAATCTTGGCGATGGCACTCTTTACTGAGTCTTTAACTACAGATTGGATGCCACGGACGTTAGCAAAGTCAGACTCTGAAATCTCAACTTCGTTCAATCGCCGTAAAACCTGATTACATAGAGTAATATATGTGGATGGCATCTACTTACCTCAAATAAAAGGAAGGGGGCCAGCTTAACCAGCCCCCTAAAAGTTTTATGCTAAGTTGTATTTAGCAGATACTAATGCTTCTGGGCGTAGAATTTTTCTGCCATAGAGGTGCATCCCCCGGCAAACGTCCGAAAAGCTATCTGGATCACGGTATGTCTCAACTTTGTTGAGCTGTTCCGCTGTAGCTACTGCAGAAGAATGACCCGCTACGATAACACCGTAGTTAGCGTTTTGGTTAGCAGAATTTGTAGTTCCTGCACCTGTGCCAACTGCTGGTAGATTTGAAGACTGATAAACACGGAAGCCGTGGAAGTTATTCAGTACCAAACCATTGCGAAGACCACCTGATTCACCATGCGAATCCATCAAGAAACGTGAATCTTCATCACGAAGGATTTCCATGAATACTGGATCCACTACGATCCAACGACCATCTTTGTCCACTTGCTTTTGGTCAAGGATACGAGCCATACGCGCTACAACCATTGCTGGTGAAGCTGTCGCTGTTGGAAGTGCAGTTGCACCCGGTAAACGTGCAGCTAAAGGAATAGAATGATCACCGGCAGATGATGTAGTAATGTTGCCGAAGTCACCCTTCTTAAGCTTATGTCCAGCTAACAATTCGTCAGAACCTGCTGCTGAATCCGCTTTTGTACCGTTAACTTGATCGTTCACAGCCGCTGCATTAGCATGTAAGGCTGCTTGCTTATAACCAGATAGATAACCTAAGACTTCTTGGTCATACTGGTCAGCTAGACGATAAGCTGCACGATCTACTGCAAGTTGCATGAAGTTGATGTGGCTATGTGCCTCTTCGATATCATCCAATTTAAATGCAAAGTAGTTACTTTTGTCTACTACTAATTGGAAATCAGTATCAACGAGATCTTGTGTTGAGATCGTAGTACCACGCTGCAATGCGCTCACTGAAATCTCAGGTTCTTTCATGATACGAACTGTATCACCTTGCCCGGAAATCTCACCAAAATAATCAGAGTTTGAAATATCTCCGACTACTGTAGTTTTGCGAAAAGATAGTTGTACCTTCTTGCTATAAATTACCGGGGAAAAGTTACCATTATTAAGGTTGGTATAACCGTTTGCTTTTGCAAATGCCATTTGATTTCTCCTTTATGAAATGGCTGAGCTCTCTGAGCTCATCAGGACATGAAGAGATAAAAAACCGTGGCAGTACGATGTGGGTGGGTTGTGCAAACAAGAGTTCACAGGCCAGCCTGTACTGGTGGACATATTAATATTTTCTTCTGGGATTGTGGTTTTTAGGGGTGGGCGATAACGCGGCCCTAATTACCTTTATTATAGCACAGTTGTGCCTATAATTGCAACACTTAGCGAGCAGCACCTGACATGTCATAGACAAAGTTGCCGCTACGCATAGCTTCCATAATAGCTTCTTCGTTCTTAGCATAATCTCTATCATTCATTTGACTGACTGAGCTTTCTGAGAAACGGGTAGTGCCATTAGTGGTAGGGGTGCTGGAATTGGTTCTACCGACTGCTTGTGCTGCAGATCGTTTGTTAACCGTTTTCTTTCCAGTGTCTGCTTTATATAAATCGATTGCCCTAGCCGCAGCTCTAGCATCCGTATTATTTTTATATAAAGCGTCTTGAATTGATTGGGGTTGCATCTCTACCCATTCATGGAAGGATGCACTCTGCCTAATCTGATTAAAATCTGGATGTAGGCGATTAAGCTGATGTTCCGCATCTTTTCGAGAGATCTTTGTCTCTAGAGCTTCTAGACGCTTCTCCCCTTCTCGTAAGCCTTGCATAGCTTCGTTAGCTCGTTTCTGAGCAATTGAATCTACAATCTTAGCTACATCAGGGTACTTCTTAGCCCATAGATCAATTTCCTCATCTGTTTTAGGGAAACGGATTTGACCTTTGGCTGCGGAGTCCAGCTGGTTCTTTAGCTTATCAATTTCAACATCTTTTTGTTGCATCAATTGAGTGTTATGCCGGCGAAGATCCCCATACCGCTTTCGATATGTATCCTCTTCCGGATCTGCAACAGGGGTAGCATCTACCTGATCCTGTTTCATTTGTGATAATTCTTGATTTAATTCTTTTTCTTCCTGATCTAGGTGATCAAGATGTGCGCCTCGATATTTTGCCATTTTTTACTACTCTTATTGGGGGCCAAGACTTCCTCCGAGATGTTTTGGGTAGCCCAGTTGATTTTAGACGATGAATTTTATTATTGGTTTTTTCATCTCTGCGTATTCCCGATTTTTAGAAGGGTAATATCCTTCTTCGCCTTCTTCTGGATATTCGGGTTCCAATACTGTTTCTTCAGTCTCTACTCCTGCCAGCTCAATTTTATTGCCTTCCGGTGTTTCGATGAAGCCATCTTCTTCTTGTTCGGAATCGTCTTCGGCCTGTACCGAGGAGTCCTCAGAATCTTCGCCACTGGGTTCGGTATCTTCCGCATCGTGGTATCCTTTTCCATCACAATGATCACAGCCTTCGCCATCACACTCAGGGCAAGGAATAGTATCATTATCTACATATTGGATTAGGCCATCATCATACATTCCCATGAGACCCATCTTAGCCTCAGCTTCCATGTCCATGATTGACTTTAACCCGTGCCATTTAACTACATCTGCAGGTAGAACGTACTCACCCTCAGATATTCTGATGTCGATATCATCACGAACATTTTCAGCACTTGATCCGATAGGTATCTCGTTACCAGACATAGGATCCATCATAAGACCCTCATCTCCGCTACACGCCATTCCGCCGTGGTACATTTGAACATCATCCTGCTCAGGATCATCCTCTACCATCGCCTGTTGAATAGCATCAGCCCTAGCCTCTTCGTAGCTATTTAGTTCGCCATCATTGTTTAAATCTGCTTTTTTATTGTCGCGTTGGTATTTATTACTTGCCATTTCTAATCCTGCCTTTGTAGTGATGCCTTTTCTAGATTCTTTAAGACTTTCCATTATTTCAATCCGTATTGTTTTTCATTCCAGAGCTGCCATTCCTCGC